CACTAATGCAAGGAAGCATGATGACCTGAATCTCAAGGTCATTGCTGAAAGCTTGAAAGCCTTTGGTCAGAGAAAGCCAATTGTCGTTTGGCGTAAAACTGTGGTCGCTGGAAATGGAACAATCATTGCGGCAAGATCCTTGGGGTGGAAAGAGATTCAAGTGGCATTGATTCCAGACGAGTGGGATGCAGACAAAGTCAAGGCTTATGCTCTGGCAGATAATCGGTCAGCAGAATTGGCTGAATGGGATAAAGAAGTTTTGGCTTCTCAGTTGATTGAGCTTGAAGAAGCAGATTTTGAAATTGAAGATTTTGGTTTCTTCAAGATTGAACAGCCTGGAGAGCAAGAACTTGAAGATGCCTTTGAAGGCTTGGGTAAAGAAAAGGGTGAAATGGAAACCATGTCTTTCACTTTGCATAACTCTCAAGCAGATCTGATCAGAGTCGCTTTAGATCAGGCTAAGGCTTTGGGTGATTTTGATTTTGATTTGAATACGAACAGCAATGGAAACGCTATCTTCAGAATTGTTGAAGCTTGGATGGAGAAGTAATGTCGGCTAAGGATATTGTCGTCAAACCCATTTCTTCTAAAGAAGCAAATGCTTTGGTCAAGCGAGTTCACTACAGCGGCAAAGTTGTTTCTAATAGTCAGTTGCATCTTGGCGTTTTTTATGCAGGTTCGCTTGAAGGCGTGATGTCGTTCGGCCCTTCGCTTGATAAGAGTAAAGTTATTGGCTTGGTCAAGGACACTGCTTGGAATGGTTTTCTGGAATTGAATCGCATGGCCTTCACTGATGCCTTGCCTAAGAATTCAGAGAGCAGAGCAATCAGCGTTGCAATGAAGATGTTGAAGAAGCACGCACCAACAGTTGAGTGGGTCATTAGCTTTGCAGATGGAACGCAGTGTGGAGATGGAACTATTTATCGGGCTAGTGGATTTTTTTTGACTGGCTTGAAGAAGAACAAGACAATTCTTAGGATGCCTAATGGGGAAATCATGACTGACCTTAGTTTGAATGTCGGTCTTCCAGGTGGTGGAAATGCGACCTATTGGAAGAAGAATGGTGCGGCTCCACTTGCAGGCTTTCAACTTCGCTACATGTATTTTCTAAATCCTTCGGCTAAGGATCGCCTGACAGTCCCGATTCTACCTTTCAGCGAAATTCAGCGACAAGGTGCTACCATGTATAAGGGTGTAGGCGGTAGAAGCATTGATAGTGATGCGATTGACTCCCAGTCAAAAGAAGGCAGTGCAAATCTGACCCTACTGCTCCAACCCAAGGACTAACTTATGCCAGCAGGAAGACCAAGTAAACCTACTGAAGTCAAAAGAAAATTGGGCAATCCTGGAAAGCGACCTTTACCAGATACCACTCAACTTCAACTTTTAGAACCTATTTCAAGAATTCCTGAACCTGCTCGGCCGCTTCTAAAGTATGGGCGTGAGTTTTGGGACAAGATTTGGGGTTCTGGCTTGAGTTGGATAAGCCCTAATACCGATTCTGAAATTCTGTTGATGACTTGTGAGCTTGTGGACGAAAGATGGAATCTTAGAGTGAAAGTAATGCAGAATCAGGACTGGAGAGAACGCAAAGCTTTGAGAGAACTAGATTCTAGAATCATAAGCAATCTAAGCCTTTTAGGATTCACTCCTGCAGATAGATCCAGACTTGGAGTCGCTGAAGTAAAAGCAATTAGTAAGATGGATGCCTTGAAGCGTAGGCAAGAAGCAAGGGCAAGTGGAGAATCTAAATAGTTCATGGCCACCTGCTTGGGTAACTCCAACGGAATCTAAGTATGGTTCTAAAGGTGCAGATGCCATTGATTTCATTAACACTTTTGTGACTCTAACCAAGGATTCTGTTGCAGGAAATACTGGTGAGCCGATTCAACTTAGACCTTGGCAGGAACAACTTTTAGAAGAAACTTTAGTTTTAGACGAGAATGGACTTTTCCAGAAACGAACAGCCATTTGGTCAATGGCGAGAAAAAACGGAAAGTCGGCCTTGATTACAGGGCTTGGCTTGTGGTTTCTTTTCAATGGAGATGATGGTGGTGAAGTCTATTCTTGTGCCGCTGAAAAGGAGCAGGCGAGAATCACTTTTGGAGATGCCCGAAAGATTATTGAGAGAGAACCTGAACTTGCTTCAATGTGCAACATTTATCGGGATGTCATTGAAGTTCCTGAAACTGGTTCTGTTTGGCGAGTGCTTTCAGCTGAAGCTTACTCAAAGGAAGGTTTGAACGCTTCGGCAGTTATCTTTGACGAGATTCACGCTTTGCAGGACAGAACTATGTGGGATGTTATGCAACTTTCTATGGCTTCCAGAAAACAGCCAATTATGTTAGCGACAACGACTTGTGGAGTGAAGTCAGATTCAACAGGTCAAGACTCAACTGCTTATCAGCTTTACAAATACGGACAAAAGGTTGCCACTGGTGAAATTGACGACCCGAGTTTTTACATGGCATGGTGGGAAGCACCACTTGATGCAGATCACAGACTTGAAGAAACATGGATAAAAGCAAACCCTGCTTACGGAGATTTGAATTCTAAAAGCGACTTTGAATCAATGGTGAAAAGAACACCTGAAGCAGAGTTCAGAACAAAGCGTTGCAATCAATGGGTTAGCTCTCAAAATGCTTGGCTTCCTGCAGGTGTTTGGGGAACGCTTAGGGCAGAGATTGAAATTGCCGAAGATGCAGAAATTATTCTGGGCGTTGATGGATCATTCTCTGGAGATACCACAGCCATTGTTGGAGTTACTGTTCCTAAATCTAAAGAAGATAAGCCTCATGTGTTTCTTGTCAAAGCCTGGGAGAAGCAACCGACAGACAATGCAGAGTGGCGTGTTGATACTTTGGAAGTTGAAGAAACTATCAAGATGTTCTGCCAGAAATACAGGAATGTAAAAGAAATTGCCTTTGACCCTTTCAGATGGCAAAGAAGCATGGCAGTGCTTCAGGATCTTGGATTGCCCATTGTGGAGTTTCCTTGCACAAGTCCAAGGCGTATGATTCCTGCCTGCCAGAAAGTCTTTGATTCAGTTACTGAAGCTACTTTGACTCATGATGGAAATCCTTTGCTGGCAAGACATTTGGATAACTCCATGCTCAAGATTGATGCAATGGGTGCAAGAATTGTGAAAGAATCTCGCAACAGTGCAAGAAAGATTGACGCCGCTGTCGCTTTTGTAATGGCTTATGATAGAGCAACTACTAAACTAGAAACGGATGTTATTCCAGAATTTTTTGTTTTCTAAGGATGCCTTTGTTATCTACAATTTTGCAAGCAGTCGGAATTTCAGTGATTGCTATCGCCATTTCTTTGATCTACATTCCTGCAGGTTTAGTTGTTGCAGGAACAGGGGTTCTTCTATTTGGGTTAGCTTTAGAAAGAAGGAGTAACTAATGCTAGGAAATCTTAGAGAGTCCAGAGCAATTTCTTTTCAATCTCTTTGGGGTGCTGGAGATCTGACTTCATACGAAACCCAATCTTCGGCTTATGTGGATTACAACACTGCACTGCAGGTCAATGCAGTTTGGGCTTGCGTATCTTTGATTTCAGACACTATTTCTGCTCTGCCAGTTGATACTTATATTCGCAAAGATGGAATTGCTACGCCTTATAGACCTAGACCTGCTTGGGTTATCAAGCCAGATGCTTCCATGCCTAGCGTGGCATTTTGGCAACAGACTCTAATCAGTTTGCTGACTGACGGAAATGCTTTTATCAGAATCTTCAGAGATGATCAGGGCAAAGTAATAAACATGATTGTTTTGAATCCGTTGGCTGTAACTGTTTCAAGAAATTCTTTAGGTCAAAAGTTGTTTGCTTATTCTGGAGAAACCAGAAAAGTTTTAACAACAGATGATGTTCTTCACATTGCTGGCTCAATTCTTTTAGCTGGAGATCTTAGAGCCAAATCTCCAGTTGATACTTTGAAAGAGAATATCGGGTTAGCGATTGCTTTAGAAAGTTTTGCTTCTCGCTTCTTTGGACAAGGCACACTTACACAAGGTGTAATTGAGTATCCTGGAGCATTGACTGCAGAGCAAGCAGAGAACCTTGCAAAGAGTTTTGATAGACAGCACAAGGGATTCCGTAAGGCTCACAAGACTGGAATTCTTTCTGGTGGTGCAAGCTTCAAGCCAACAACAATCGCTAATGATCAAGCCCAAATGCTTGACTCTCGCAGACTTGCAGTTGAAGACATTGCCAGAGCTTATCGTGTTCCAACAGACATGATCGGGTTGAACAATGGTGGTCAGTCTTACAACAGCATTGAGCAGAAGCAGATTGCGTTTGTTACTCACACGCTTAGACCATGGTTAGCAAAACTTGAAGATGCTTTCTCAAGCCTGCTTCCAGATTATGCTTTCTTGTCATTCAATACTGACGATCTGCTTCGTGGCGATTATGCAACAAGAATTGAAGGCTACTCTAAGATGCTTCAGAATGGTGTGTTCTCAACTAATGAAGTTAGAAGAAAAGAAAACATGCAACCAATTGAAGGTGGAGATGTCATAAGAGTTCCACTAGCAAATGTGGACATTTCTGCCGCTTCATTGACTGAAGACGAAACTAAGATCACAATGGCTCAAAAGCTAATCTCTCTAGGCTTTGTTCCTGAAGATGTCTTGACAGTTCTAGGCTTACCAAAGATTGCTCACACAGGCTTGCCAACAGTGCAACTTCAGAATCCTACAACTGTGCCTGATGGCAGTTATGAAACAGGGGAATAATGCCAATTAGTCAAAATGCTTTCACTGTTGGAACTGCTTTAGTTGAGATTGTTTCTCCAGACATTCAACCTGTTCGGGCAACAATTCACAATCTTGAGAAAGCAGATGGTCGCCTTATATATATCGGCAACGCAGATTTGGTTGCAGGCGATTCTGTTGAGTTAAGTCCAAATGTGTTTTTACAGATAACTTTGGATCCAGGAGATTCCCTTTACGCAAGAACTGCTACAGGGGACTGGCAACTTGGCGTGATGATTCAGAAGCAGGACTAAAGATGCCTTATTTCATTGAGCAAGTTTCAACAGGCTGGAACACAGTCAAAGATGACGGAGTTGTTTTAGGCAAGTATAAGACTAAAGCTCAAGCCATTGCACAGATGATCGCAGTTAGTTTGGCTGAAGGCGTTCCTGTTGGTGGTGAGAGAGCAGTTGATTCTAATGAAATATATTCTCCACCTGCAGGCGTGGCTGTTGCGGCTAAAAGAGCTTTGAAGTGGATTGAAGAAGGCTATGCAGGGAGTGGCTTCACTGCAGTTGGTAGAAGAAGGGCTTCGCAGTTAGCTTCAGGCGTTGCCATTTCTGGTGAAACTGTAAACCGAATGATTTCCTATTTCGCACGACATGAAGTGGATAAGAAAGCGACCGGTTTCAATGCTGGGGAAGATAACTTTCCGTCTGCTGGTCGTGTTGCGTGGGATGCTTGGGGTGGTGATGCAGGTCAATCTTGGGTGAATAATTTGCCAAGTGAATCTGCTGTTAGGGCTTTACCAAATCAGATTGCAATTAGCGACTTTGATGACACTCTGCTAGTTGATGGTCAGTTGAACTCTTATCTTTATTCTTGGATTAGATCACAGCAAGTTGATTTGGTGATTGTTACTGGCAGACATGAATCTGATCGCAAGGCAACTACAGATTTACTAGATAAACTTGAAGTTAGTTATTCAAGGTTGATCATGCAACCTAATGATCAGAATGAAAGTGCTAAATTCAAAGGCGAAGTCGCTTCAAAGTTTTTAGCAGATGGTTTGGAAGTGGTTTTTGTGGTTGAAAATAATGCTGAAGCAAGGGCTTCTTACAGAAATGCTGGAGTAGATGCAGTTTATTCACCAAATGATTTACCTGCTATGGATGGAGTAAGACAAATGGAAGAAATCAAAATGGAAGAGGTTTCAATGGGCAAAGAGTATTTGCTTGAGCAACTCAAAGAATTGAAGGGAGATGTCCTGGAACTAGTTGGCAAGCTTGTTGATACTGTTTCTGATTTGTCTGAATTAGTTGAAAGCACTGCAGAAGTTGCACCAACTGATGTTGTTGAGATGCCTGCTCCTGAAATGATGGAAGAAGATGCAGTCAGATTTGTTGAGCCAGAGCAGGTTGCCGAACTTGCAAAGCGTGGCGAGAGAGTTGCTAAAGGCATTGAAAGAAGACAAGCAATTCATGACCTAGAGATTCGTGCTGAAGGTGATGGAATGACTTTGCGAGGATATGCCGCAGTCTTCAACTCTCCTAGCGAGCCTTTGCCATTCACTGAAACAATTGAGCCTGGAGCTTTCAGGGCTTCTCTGCAGTCAAGAAATGACATCAAGCTTCTTTGGAATCATGACACAGGAATAGTTTTAGGATCCACTAGAGCAGGAACTTTGACAGTTACTGAAGATAGCCATGGTCTGCTTATTGAAGCAAATCTTCCTGACACACAGGCAGGTCGTGATGCGGCTACGCTAATCAAGCGTGGAGATGTGAACGCCTTTAGTTTCGGATTCAGAGTTGCCGCAAATGGGGACGAATGGATTTCGGCAGATCAAAGAATACTGAAGCGTGTAAATATCCATGAAGTATCAGTCGTTTCATGGCCTGCATATACAGCCACTTCTGGAACTGCAAGCGTTAGATCACTTTCTGATCTACAAAGCAAGATCCTGCAGTTGGCAGAGATCAGGGGAGTTTCAGCCGAAGAGCTAACTTCAGCCCTTCTTGCCCTAGAATCAGGCGAAGAATTGACTGAACGCCAAGGCGAATTGCTGACTGAAACGCTAAATAAGGTGCTTCAGAAGGATCCTGAAGTCAATAATGCCCAAGCCCTGCTTGACATGAAGAAGAAGCAGTTGGATTTATTGATGCAAAAGGTGTAGAGTGTCCTTGTGATTGCTAGGTTTCCTTGGCTCACAATAAAAAAGAAAACTAATTCTTTCCCCCTGATTTGTCCCAGGGGGTTTTTTTGTTTCTGGCGTATCTATTTCTGCAGTATAAAATGATTTTGTCAGTGCGTTTATCCCTGATCAGATTATGTGAGTTTATCTCTGAGTCTAAAATCCCCTATTTATGTTCTTGAAAGGAACAAACCCTTATGAGTGAATTTATCTCAAAGCAGGTTGATGCAAAAGCTAAAGCTTGGCATGAAGCAAAAGAACTGATTGATTCAGTTGAAGCTCGTGGCAATGTTTGGTCTGGCGAAGATGAAGCAAAGTATGCAAATCTGACTGCTGAAATCAACAAGCGTAATGAACTAATTGAACTAGAACAGCGTGAAGCAAAGGTTGCCGAAGTAATGACTAAGGCCGCAGTTGATTTCGCTGGTGCAACTGTTTCAGATTCAGAGTCTGACATTCTTCGCAAGATGATTCTTGGTGAAGTTCGTGGACACGAGTTCCGTGCTATTACACCTTCCACAACTGGTGCACCAGTACCGACTTCGTTCTATAACGAGATCGTGAAAGTTGCTCGTCTAGTTAACCCATTGCTTGAGTATGCAACTGTGATCAACACTGCTTCAGGTGAGAACCTTCAGATTCCTTCACAGTCTGCTTTCTCAACTGCAACAATCGTTGGTGCAGGTTCAAGTATCGGAACGTCAGAACCGACATTCAATACCTTCACCACACTTGGATCCTTTAAGTTCAGTGCTTTGAGCCAGTTGGCTAGAGAACTTGTTCTTGATGCAGGCGTTGATGTTATTGGTTTCCTTGCAGAGCAGTTCGGTAACTCTTTCGGTTATGCAATTGGCGACAAGATTATCAATGGCACAGGGACAGTTGAACCGACAGGGTTCTTACCTGTGGCAGGCACTGGTGTTACTGGTTCAACAGGTGTATCAGGTGCGTTCTCTGCGGATAACGTAATTGACCTTGTGTATTCTCTAGATGGTTCACTTCGTCAGAAGCCAACTTTCGCAATGCTTGCAAACAGCACTTCTATTGCGGCACTGCGTAAGCTAAAGGACTCTTATGGTCAATACCTGTTTGATATCGGAACTGGTCTTGACAAGCGTGATCTAGTTCTAGGTGTTCCAGTTATTGAAACTCCTTCAATGCCATCACCTGCAACTGGTGCTAACTCACTTGCTGTTGGAGATATGAAGGCACTTTACATCAGAAACGCTGGTGGTCTTCAGGTTGATCGCAGTGATGACTATGCATTCGGAAACGACTTGGCCACATGGCGTGCGACTTGGCGTATTGACAGTGCACTCGTGCAGAAGGCGAACATCAAGAAATTCAAGGGTGGAGCAAGCTAAGGCTTCTTTACTCTTTTAGACAGCACTCCCTATTTCTGTTTCGTAGCAGATTTAGGGAGTGTTTTCTACTATGCTGGTCGCATGACAAAAACATGCATTTCTTGGTATTCAAATTCACTTAATCAACCAACTGGTTATGGAACTCAATCTAAACAAGTTATTTCAAGACTTGTCAAAGATGGTCATAAGGTTGCCATGCTTTCTAACTATGGTGGCGAAGGAGTCAATGGTCTGATTGAAACAGGATCAGGCTTGATTCCCCACTATTCAAGGGGAATGAATCAGTATTCAACTGATGTGCTTCCACTAAACTTTCAGCACTGGAGTGCAGAAAATAAAGGCTTACCAAATTTTCTGATCACTTTGTATGATGTGTGGGTTTTAGATAACCCTGCTTTAGATAGCTTACCGATTGCATCCTGGACTCCGATTGATCATCAGCCTGCACCTGAAAAGGTTTTGGCGTGGCTAAAGAAGCCAAATGTAACTCCTATTGCCATGTCCAAGTTCGGT